AAGATCAGTTATCTTAGATCTAAGAGTATCAGAGTCCCCAACAAAGTTCGTATTGTAGTAAATATATGAATCTAATTCAACGTACAGAAATTTGAGATCTATAAAGGATGGTACAATTCCTGCCACACTGTAACTTTTGAGAGATCTTAATAAATCTGTTTTCGTAGACTTCGCTAAAAAATTACCATTTCTCGGTTTTGCTGCGATAAAGACACGACCATATTGAGGTGGATTTAGATCTTCTCCACCATATGCACTTACTGATTCTATATTTGGATATATTGAGGGGAGTAATGCTTCATAATCAGTAGCAGTTACCGCACGATTTTGTGCTGCAAATCTTCTAGGTGCGTAATTTCTTATACTTTGCACACTCTCTATATCATCTCCATTCTCAGAAGGCGTCAAAACTCGTAGTCTTGCTACAGCAGTCGGTATAAGTGCACCACTTTCATCTTTTATTGCACCTACAAAATTAAAGACTGACGCACCATTACCCTCTTTACCATCTGTTTTGATGTAAGTTGCTCTAATTACATTGTTTGCCTGTAACTTCTTCCCAAATATATCATCTCCAAAAAGAAGTTCATACTTTTCATCACTTGTCTCTTGTATCAAAAATGTGTTAGATGTAGAAGTTATGCCGACAATACTGTCAATTTCTTTGTACTCTGTTTCGATAGTGCTTGATTCACTTTCTCTGATATACACTCTGAGTGTGGATGTGTCAATACTATCATTCGGTAAAACATATCTTTGGTTTGCTTGTGATAAGTTTACAACCCATTGCTTCTCCAAAAGTTGACCTTGATATATTTGGAGAAATCCATTAGATTCACCAAACACAGAAGGAGCAGTTATTCTTTGCGGTAAAGAATATATAAAGTTGACACCATTCACTCCAGAGTTTGCAATAACCCCTTCATCAATACTTATTGACGTATTTGTTGTTGAGATTCCAGTAATGTTAATAGAAACAGTTGCTACAGCAGCACGTTTTGATCTAGGCACGTAACCTATGTTTCTTGCAAGCGATACTACGTTCTCTCTGAGTGTTGCTGAATCAATAAATGATTCATTCGCAACCATATTGGTATTATATGCCGTGATGTAAGTATTATATGCTAATGTATTAATAAGAACAGACAGATTAGATCCCTCAAAGTCAAAATCTGAGAAATTAGAGTTTTGCCTCAGATAATCTTTGATTGAAGTTTTTATATCTTCAAAGTTGAGATTTGTGAATTGATTGAGAGCCATTATAGTCTAGTCGGTTCTAATATAAAGTTTATTGTTTGCGTTGGTAAAGATAACCCAACGATGTTGTATGATATCTCAATATTTAAAGAATTCTCGTCTGGTCTTGATTCAACACTAACATCTGTTAGATTTACTCTAGGTTCAAAGTTTGTTATTACAGTTTCAATTTCAGTAGAAATAGGATCAATGAAATCAGAGTTTCCTAATTCAAATAATGCCCCAGTGATACGGGTGCCAATGTCATTTCTAAAAAATACTTCACCAATCTTTGTTCTAACAAGATTTTGCACAGAACGTTTGATTGCATCCTCATTTTTAAGAGGAAGCAAATCTCTTGTAACAGGGTGACGTTTGAAGGATAATGATATATCCCGAAAACCTCTTGATATTTTATTGAGAGGCACTTTTATACAATACTCGTATATTTAGTGCTATTTAGACAGTTGCTACGAGTTATCTTTCATCCGATTTATGTTGATCTTGAAAATGGTGATAATATTGATCATCTATGTCTGCCATGACTGCTCTGTCCTTCTGAGTCTTCCAGAAATAATCTTCTTGATCACCAAGACCTAGATTATCATGTCCACACTCAACCTGATAGTACTTTGTAGAGACCTTGAAGTCTGGTGTTTTAGGTTTGGGGGGTGTCATACTGTTATCATAGATTCTCATCCTGTTATTGGGATACAGAGCGAACTGACCATTGTTTAGTGCAATCAGGTTATGACTTTTATGTTCTGCAGGAGTCTCAGCAGTAGAACAGTCAATGCTATCTGCAGAGTCATGGTAATTGTCCAGTGTGCAAATGTATTCTCCTCTAATGCTTCCGAAATCACGAGTATTAATCTCGTAATCTGCACTTCCGATGATTGATTTTGTAATTGCTGTAACTCCATAGTCCATACAGTTCCAAAATTGCAAATTTATTAAATTCATATCAGGATCAGGTGTCTTAGGAGAAGAGACAAAAGCAGAGATTGGTAGTTTATCAAATAATGCAGCATATTCATACAAATACGTTTCAAAGTAAAAAGCACGACCGGGCATAGACTTTGCAGATACCCACACTCCTTTTACAAACTCACCATGTCCGTCTTTATGGTCTCTTAAATATTCTTTTCTTACCCACACATGGATTGCGGGTAGATTGCAGATTAATGTTGACATAATAAACTATCGCTAATAATAATTATACAAAAAAAGAGGACATTAGTCCTCTCTGTCTAAACCAAGGTATTTGACTTCGATGTCGTCAGGGTGTGGAGTTCCGTCACGATAAAATTGTTCTGCAAGTTCTTGAGTTACATCAAGCATCTCTTCTTCATCAATGTCAGAACGGATTTTCTCACCCTGCAAGTATATATCGTATCTTTCCATCTTTGTTGGTTGTATATTTAACATTACAACCCTACTTATATAATTCTCATCTTCTCGTGTCCCACTCTTATGGTTGGATCGCACCAAATCTCGAATCCTGCTTTGATTGCTTCAAGACAAAAAGAAACGTCTTCACCACACATGTCTTGCACTGCACCAGATTCAAAAACCTGCATTTGTGGGGCAAACCATGGATACTTCATATCAGGATGTTCAAACACACCTTTCTTGATCATTACCCATCCAAACCCTGTGTAATCACATGTAAATGGTTTTCTTCTTTTCTGTATACCATCAACCATTTCATGATTCATGACTCCACCATTCTGTTCAAATTCATCTTCTTCTAACCAATGTGCAACAGATGTAGTTCTACCATCTTCTGTCACATACCATCCTGCAGCAATATCTTTTTGCATCCATACAAGTTTGTAAAATGCTTCTAGATTGAATACAATGTCACTATCAATCCATAACTGATAATCATATTCAAGTTTACCCTGCCATGGTAACTGGTCTGGACCTTTGAGCACGTTTGCTCCTAATACTTTACATCGAGCAAAGTTGACCATTGAAGAGTAGTCTTGTGAAATCTGTATTGATGCCCCTTGCTGTACACATTCAAAACAGAGTTGTACAAAGTTCTTTAGAAAGGTGTATGATACTCCACGACCGGGAAGACAAAATACAATTGCTTTACCTTTGATGAGTTCTCTTGCTTTCTCTATCGAGAATTCAGTGTCTTCCTTTTTTGTTGTTTTTGGTGGAGTAGTCACCACCTTAAATCCTTTTGCCATTACAGAAAAATCTTTTCAATTCATTATACTCGTTTATTTAGTATGTGTCAATTCATGATATCTTTTATAATTGAACTATAATATTTTGCTAGTTGTAAAAAAGTACTATACTTATTTGTGTCTTGTATATTAGTGTGACTGAGTATTAATAAATCATGTAATGCTTCTATGACACTTTCTTCGGAGCGTACGACATTTTTGTACCCTTTATCGTTACTATAGATCCATGGTTTATCTCTCCATTTTTTTCTTACATATTCCTGTTTAGGATGAACAATAACATTTGGAAAATACTTAAATTTATTCTCTTCTGCTTCGCTATCACTGCATACAAAATACCTCTTACTAGGATTTGACAAAATTGTATTAATCCAAAAATTTAGATCTACCTCTTCAGAAGAATCTGTTTTTCTAATATGGAGTCCCATAACATTGGAGTCAATATTGTATTGATTGACAAAACCTGAAACTTTATCAATGATCTCTCTTTTTGGTTTCAGTTTCAAAAGATGATTAACTGTTCTTGTAATATTAAAATCTTTAGGTATTTGATGTTGTTTTGAATATTTTATTTTTATGTTTTGAAATTCCTCTTTAATTTGCAAAGAACTGTCGAATAAATCAGAAGATAAGGCACGACATGCAGAAGAAGTAGGCCAACTTATGATTGGTTCTTGGTTACTTATTCGAGCACTTTCAAGACCACATATTAAATTAATTAATCTATTTCCTAGTCCCCCAGCACACTTAATTTCAATAATCTCTCTTTTTGGTTTATTACCCTTTAATTTCCGGAAAAGTGCTTGTGTTTTTTTCATCTTAAAAATTTAAGTTATACCCCTCGGCGAAAACTCACAGAGTTAGTTATATAAAATCTTATCTATGTCTTATTTTTTTTTAAATTTCGCAACAATCGACTTGATCCAAGTAATCGGACGCCATTTCTTCGTATGCTGTATGGTAAATGGAGTATTCCTAAGCTTCACTTTTTTTCTCCTCAAGTTTTTCCTCCCAAGAATCATCAGGAGTGAAAATTACAGGACCTTGTGCTATCGCATCTGCCAGTTCATCAAGAAGTGAGTCTTTTTCCATTTTTTTACTTGTTTACTTTATTGTAACAGAATCATACTTAATTGTCACCTGTTCTGGTGAATAACAACTCTTTACACCGGCATGTATCATCTGACGAAACATTTTCTGTCGTCGTAATGCTTCTTCTTCACTGATGTCGTGATAAATTCTTTTTTCGTTGAGATATACGGAGTAACTCATAAAACTATACACTTTGTAGGAATTCCTCCCCTACCTCTTATATAGCGTTTTCGTTGAGCAGGTGCACGATTATCTCTCCATTCTTCAATTTTGTCCCATCGTTCCTGATTGAAGAAATCTTGTTGGAAATACCAAATTTCGACTGGTTCGTGTGATTTTTCTTTGTTACAATGATTACAGCAACATATCATGTTCGGTAACTCATCTATACCGCCGTATGTTTGAGGGTGTATATGATCTATTGTATCTCCGTACTTACCACAGTAGGCACACTTGTAATCCCATGCCTCCTTTATATGTCTTCGCCACATTTTCTTCGCTTTACCATAATTACTCGCCAACATTTCAAAAACATAGTCTGAAGGTTTGCTAAGAAGCATATATATTTGGTATTTCTTTTATTTATTTTGAAACCGAAGTTTGTGATGGGTACGGGTGTTGGGTGGTCTGCAACCACACCACTTTGGTATACTCTGCAGGCATCTAATAAATTTGTACATGCTGGTATAGAAAAGGAAATTGAGTATCTTCTTAACATTTCAGATACGAAGAGAAATTTACTTAAAAAACGTATCGCAGGAAGGAAAGAGGCAGAGAAAGAACTTGAGAGAAAAAAATTAAAAATCAGAAAACGTATTCCAGAAGTCGGACATGATATTTACTTGACTGAGGAAGAATGTTCATTAATCACTAAATCTCCATTTAACCTCCAAAGGTATATCGCTTATTATAAAAGACTTTGGGAAACCTTACAAGAGAATAACTGTCCATATCAAGGAGTTGCTGATTTTTCAAATGCAAATGGATGCCCCT